CGTGAAGGACATTCCGAAGCATCTTATGATGAAACTCCTGGAGGCGCTGATTTGTCTCCCACCCCGGGTGTAAATCCATCCACTTTTTAATCGCGAAATACTCTTTATTGGCGATATCCAAGAACGCCTTGCGAATCCGAACATTCCCTTCATCTCTCGCCCATTGTTTTTCGTCGTGTAAATAAATAATGTCGCGTTTAGGGTCAGTGCAGTGAATTGGGCGCGCATATAAGTCCATTTGCTTGAGTGCGTCAATCATCACTTTACTAATACCTTCTACCAATCCCTGATTTCGTGTATACGCCAAGTCATCCATCGTGATTTCAATAGAGTCGACGAAATCGGAAAAGTTGACCGCATTTTTACACTGTTCGTTCAGGAAGAAGTTCAGATTGAACTGATTGTTATTCGTATTATTGACAATAATATTGCGTTCTTTGCTCAACTCGACAAGTTGTTTTTGTAGCGTTTTATTCTGGTCTAACAATTCAAATACGAGAGAATTGAGGATAGACTTTTTGTTTCGTTTCTTCCCATTCCCACCGGAAAGAGCCGAAATCATTTTCCGAATATAATCCCGAAGTTTATCATTTTGTTCATTAATGATATCAGATACATTTGTTCTTTCACTCACACGGCCGCTGTCGCCGTGGTCGCTGTCACCGTGGTCGCTATGTCCGCTGTCACTGTGGTCGCTGTCACCGTGGTCGCTATGTCCGCTGTCACTGTGGTCGCTATGTTCGCTATGTTCGCTATCGTTTATTAACATCAGTGGTTCTACTTCTGGTTCAAAAACGGATTCATCCGAATAATGAAACACTTCGTTTTCAACGACTTTACTGGCAATTTTCCTCGGTTTAAAACGGTGTCGAACAATTGCGATGTTATCATCACTTTCAATTGCGGCAGAATCGGATGTGATCACGAACTCACTAGAATCATCTGCTTGTTTTTGCGTAATCATCGCAGCAACGGTTGACGTTGTTGTAATTGACATTGTCAACGTATTCATTGAAATATCATTCTTATGTCGATGTTGATATTGTAGACACGTTGTCGTATGTTTATAATAACTTGAACGATGTGTGTACGTTTTTTTACATTGGCAAGTATATTTCTCGTCTTTCTCGTCTGTATCATTTACTTTATCAACCTTCTCTACCATTTCGACCATTTCGGATTTCTCGTAAACACTTAACTGTAATAATTCACTTGGCGACGACACTTCATTCAAATATTCTTCGTTCAAATTCGGCTTATTTTTCAAAATGTGAAAGTTCATTCGTTCTTTGGCGATACATTCATTATTACAGACACATTCCTCCAAAATTAAACACTTCCAATTTTCCCAACCTCCATTCTTTCGGATAGAATCATATAATCGTGTCCTCACGGACATATCTAAACTATCACGCTTATGTTTATACTTTCGTTGCGTAAGATTGGTTGTATACGAAACATATGTGTCTGAAACATTTTTGTTTTTACACATAATTTGATAGATGATGGTATTTGAATAATTGATATCTTTTCTTGGCATTACCTCTCTACGTATACACTTCTATTATAATACGGTATATATTTATATTATACATTTAACGAGAATGACGGCACACTGACTTTTCATTTTACCCCAGGGGTTTGGCAACATTCGCACCATCAATTGGTCTAAATGTTGCCAAAATCTTATCAATTTTCGAACATTATCGTCACACGAACTTGTCTGATTTTGTCTGATTTTGTCTGAAAGTGCATTTTGACATTCATAAGATTTTGGCAACATTGGCACCATAATCAGTCACGTCTTATGAATTACACCGGCTACCTATCCCGCTAACATCATTGGGGTAAAATGGTCAAAATCCAAAAATGTCCAAATCCGGGATAGCCAATTTTACTTTTAAAACGCGATTTTCGCGCATTTTTAGCCTGACGAGACCATAATCTGCGATTTTGACGCATTATATGGCAACATTCCGCGGGAATGTCAGTAAGGTCACTTCACAAAACCTGCTCCGGAACCATTTTTCGCCGTTTACCGCCACACTGACTTTTCAAAAAGTCATAAGATAATGGCAACATTTGGTGCGAAGTTCCGTCACATCTCATAAAAACGCGCTCAAATTCGCGTCGGTCAGTGTCATATTCGCGGTATGTATAATAAATACAAGTCATTGTATATATGATAGATATGAAGAAGACGGTTCTAGTTGATTTGGAGTTTATGCGTCCATCTGCCGGAGGTAGGTCCCGGTCGCGGTCCCGTTCCAGGTCACGGTCGCGGAATGGGGGCGCATCCGCCTCTATGGACGACGAAAAGAAATTGGATATGGATTTATTGTTACAAAATACACAAGACTACGAACCGGAAGACGAGAGCGACGACGACGACGACCCCGTAGACGACGACAACGACGACAGCGACGACAGCGACGAGACTAGTGATAGTGGGGTTGAAACCGATAACTCATCTATCCATTCAAAAAAACATCCAAGCGTCAAAGACTCCGATTATGCCGTAGATTCGGATGAAGACCTACTTCAATCGGTTATAGACGAACCAACGTTCCCGCTGGATGTAAAAGCGATATTATCTGCGATGAATAAGGCAGAGAATAACACGATTGCGAATCTCTCAAAGAAAATGATAGATGACCGGCGCCACGAAATTCTCTCGTCGCTGAATTTAACGACCGAAAAACTGGCAGAGTTTGAACGTAAACTCGCGATGTATCGCGTCATTGAAAACCCATATGACCTAAAACATTGCCAGCTTATTCGTTGGATACCTCTTCGGTCGCTTGAAGCGCGACCCTATGTAACTCTCGGCGGGACATTATTCAAGGTTCGTGAAGACCCGGAAAATGGCACTCATACAGTAACGATTCGTAATATCAAGAGGTTCGTATTTAATATTCGGTTTGAAGCCAATGTTGTGTTTCAACGTTTGAGTCAGGAAGAGCTACTTATATTGAGTGTAGTGGAGTATATCAATAGCGGTGATGCCACTTGATGGTTGTGTCACGTGCGAATACGTAACCGACGCGACGTTTTTGTGATATCGCGCGTGAGTCTTGGACGTAATGTGCCTCGTTTGGTTTTACAACGAAACCCATGATGCCGTAATCCACGTTGATTGAAAATAGCTCGTGAACAATATCCAATTCGACGTGTTTCCGCATTTGCGTTTGACGCCTTGATACACCGACACAATTTGCCCGCAAGAATGCGTTGAGCGCGAGTTTTGATATCACCGGATATTCCACCGTTTCTCTTATGACTATCGCGTGGTAGATAATGATGAATAATTTTAAGATAGTCTCGACGTGTGAGTTTCATATCTTCATCAATATCATCATCAGTATACTTCACTCCAGGTTTCATATCTCTATACTAGACAAATACAAAAAAAAGAATATTCATATACTATAACAGAATGAAGCAAAAGGTCGTAGTGTTTGATATTGATGAAACACTCGGCAATTTTTCTCAACTCTCTATATTTGGACACGTATTAGAAGATTATTATAATAAGCCTAATATAACATACCAATACTTCAATGATTTAGTTGATTTATATCCGGAAATTATTCGCCCGAGTATGGTTCGTATATTGGAGTATATTCGTAAAAAAAAGAATGCCGGTGTTTGTAATAAAGTGATGATATACACGAATAATATGGGTCCTGCGAAATGGTTATCGTGTATTCGGCAATATTTTGAAACCAAGTTACGGTTACAGGGAAACACGACAACAAACTCGGGTGACGGCGGAGGCGGTGGTGGCGGCGGCGGACTCGCAATCGTCCCGCCTCTTTTTGACCATACGATTAAACCAAAAACAGAGGACGTCGATACGCAAACGCAACAGCAGCAGATGTATCCTGAACGAACAACTAATGATAAAACAGTGAACGATTTTATACGATGTGGGCGCCTTCCGCGAGATATTGAAATATGTTTTCTGGATGACCTTCAACATCCTAAAATGGTGGATGACCGTGTATATTATATCAAACTACAGCCATACCACTCCTATATTCCATTTGAAATGTTTGTGGTTCGTTTCTTGAATAGCGCATTATATCGTGAGGTATTTGACAAGTTCACAGTGACGTCTACGATATCCATCACTTCACCCACCGCGAAAAAACAGATTCTTTCCATAGAAATCCACAACATGTTTCTGAAATATGCAAATTTGGCGAAATATAACGCAAAGTCGCACCAATCTAAAATCAATCCGCGAGAGATTGATGAAATCATTAGCAAGTATATATTATACCATCTCCAACAATTTTTCCGGGATGGACCACCGAAGCCAAGACTACTGTCTCGTTCGCAATCATCGAATACACAACATCGCCGAACCTCTAAAAAGAATAGTCGGGATACAACCCCGAAAGGTGGACACATATTTTATGTAGATAAGACAAGTGCGGTGAAGAATATGCGAAACAAGACGATGCGTATTCGGTGAATTACTCTACTCTACGTGAACCAAGAGAGTTCACCCTGACCCGAGACAAATATGACGCGCTCACCTGAGATTTGAGTCCACGCTGAAATGAAATCTTCGATTGCTTGTTTGAATGCGCGTGAATCTTTCACGTCTTCTTGTTTGAAGTATATCATTCCATTTTCACGGCGGGATTTCGTGAACAATTCACTTACGAGTTCACGCGCCCGCGCCAATTCGCTTTGAAATATCGCCTCTCGCGCAGCGTTCTCAGATTGACGCTTTTCACTTTCTGCGTCAACCCATCGTTGATGACGCATATTCCTGATGTGACGGTCCCAATTGCCTTGTGCTCCACGCCAACCGCATTGGCAACTCACTGGGCGCACAATCTCCAATTCGTGATAGGTGTCATTGAACAATCGCTCCATAATCACCTGAATCGCGTGATGAAGCACCATCGGACTCGTTTCGTATCCGGCGTTTCCTTCTCTGGGCTTGTAATCCATAAGTGCTTGGAACGTCTCCTGTTCGTTTCCACGATGAACGAGATTGTATCTCTCGTCGCTATAAATGCTTGAATCTTGCCCGCACAATTCAACAACAATGTCATCGGCGACCTCCATAATCTCGTCGTATATGTCTTCATCCTCTTCTTCAATTTCCTCCAAAGTATTCCAACAGCACAGTATTGCGCCAGGACGAATCGCGGTCAACGCGGTTTGCTTGTGCCGATGTAGCGAACCGAGCGCATTCATTCCGCGCAAATACGCGCCTTCGGGAATGACTCCTTGAACGTCCTCCAACACAGCCAACAGGGTATCCAAGTCGGTTTGTATTTTTTCACGGGTTTCTGCGATAATACCATTGCCAGACGACATTTTTCTTTGTTGCTATGTTGATTACACAGTATCTAATGTATTGGTTGAAAAACATTTCAATTTTATGCTCACTCGCTTCGGCGCTCCGTCCGCGGAGCGGACCCGCGCCTTCGCTCGTTCGCGTCTTGCTCCATATCGTCAGGGAGATGGGACGCCGCGCCTTCGCTCGTTCGCGTCTTGCTCCATATCGTCGGGGAGATGGGAAGACTTTACTGTCTTGTATACGAGGGCCATACTACGCCACCACCACCACCACCTCCATCGGCTACCTTTATCACCGGCTGTATTATCTTCTGTGCGAGTTGCCTCTGGGTGTAACTCACCACCGTATCCGATACGATGTGTGTAATCAATATAAAGACACACGTGTATAAAATAAGGCTTCTGTCAAATTCACTAAACTTGTTTCCACCTAGAAGTGCGAACTTCGGGTTCGTCCACGAAATCGTATTGAAGCGAATGAGTAAAATAACAACAGCGGTATATAAGAGGACGTTTCGTAAAACAGGGATATAAGCCGGCAATATGGAATAAAACCCTAATAAAACAACCGCGTATGTTCCATAGACAAAATAATCCAAATAGTCATAATAAGACGCATATTTTTTAAAGAAAGGTGATAATGCGTCGCGTAGGTAGGTTATAATCGAGACCACGAAATCTTCCGCAGTGTTCTTTATCCTATTCATAATACAATACAATATTGTGCTGTATTATAATGATATAATAATGCGCGCTATCGCGCTGATGCGTTACTCCGCCGTGTCCGCGACATAAAATGACAACAAACGCGCACTTGGGTCTAGAACGCCTTCACAAAAGGGATGTCTCCAATAATACGGAATCGTATCTCCGCGTCCTTCATAGATATTCTCAAATACGTGACGGTAATAGAAACTCTCCTTGTCATATGGCGGATTATGAAGTGAATATAAATGATGTCCATTATTATTAAACTCAGCA